TCTGCCGGGTTTCCTCGACAACCTTGTCCCCTTCAACCTTAATTCCGTCTATGGTGTAGTGCTCACCGCCGAGGCGATCGATGTATGTCGGTTCGGTACTGGTGACAACCTTATCCAGCATGGCGCCGCCATAAACTGCATCCCGAATATCAGTACTTGGTACCGGGTTGTCGGTGGGAGTTGGTAACGGTAACGGTAATTCTGCCATTGTGCATGTCGCCCTATAAAAAGCGCACGAAGCCCTCAGAGCTAATCTGATGGTGTGCGCGAAGTTGGTAATTACTGCTGTGTGTTACGGATAAATCGAGTCTGAATACTCAGTGAGTGAGAGGGTTTGAGTATCGTCACCGTTTGGCTTGGCGCTGTCGACGCGCCAGATTGTGGAGTTCAGTTCCGAGTCGGTAGCGATGAAATACCGGCTGGGGTTTTGCACAGTGCTGCGGTCATAAATGTTCAGATCGAAGGTATCGGCTGCAGCCTGAAATGCTTTGGGCTTGCCGTTTACCGGATAGGCCCGCCAGCGCCCGCGGTAATTTCCGAGGCTGTCGGTCATCACCACCCACATATCGCCGAGGGAAAAGTCGATACGCTCAGAGGTCGAGAACACATCCCCGGATCGCCCTGTGATGTAGCCGGTCTGCTGCGCGTTGTCGTACATGTCCGGACACTGAACCACCGTACCGCGCACGACCTGCGTTTCTTCCAGCACTTTCACCGTCATGGTCAGGCGTGAGTAAAGGATTTTCCTCGCCTCAAGCCAGGCCCGATCGGTTGCCTGAGTGGCGTTCCGGCAGCCGTCCAGGCTGATCTGCATCGCGTTAACGGTAGCGTCCTCAACCTCGGTGATGCCGCTGCTGTCGATCTGCAGATAGATGTACGCCTTCTTGTTCGTCAGCGGGTCGACGTAATCCAGCGCCACGCCGTCGTAACCACCGGGCAGCGACATTTGCCAGGCGACCTTGTACTCGTCCCAGAACATGTTAGAACGCGCAAAAACCGCATCGGGATTTGCCACCCTCTCATCACGCCAGAATGTCAGCACATCGCCGATGTTATTGCCGTCAACGCGGGCCACATTGGCGATCGTCGCTATTTTCTCTCCCAGCGACTGCTTCTCATCCGAGAAGGTGTAATCGAAATACCCTAGCGCCTCATCCGGCAGCGAATCGGCAATGGCATAAAGAGCCGCGACGTCAATACTGGCCACGTCCTGTTTACCCACAACCACCCACTCATGCAGGATAGCGTCAGCAAACGAACGACTCGGCCGCAGCGTGTAATCAACCGCGCCGGTTGTCCGGTCGTAGCTGATGGTATGCCGCTGCGCCAGCATGTTGTACTTCTGCTCGCGGTTGCTGTTGCTATCGTTCGAGCCCTTGATCGTGATGCGGGCAATCGTGTCTTCCGGATACACGACGTTTTCGCGTACGTTCACCGCGTGGATCGCCATCAGTGTCACAACGTTAGCGTCATTGCTGTTGTCGAGGCGCTCAATGGTGACCGCGTAGCGCCCCGCCCCGGCCGCCGGGACAAACTTGTGCGTTGTGCGGAAATACCGGGTCGTCACCTGGAAGTCGTTATCGAAGAAGTAATCGTGCTGCTCGGATGTCCCCGGCACCTGATTGTTGTCGTCATCGACCTGCCAGAACTTGATCCGGTATTGCGTTGTGCCGGCCGTCGCACCGAGCTGAACCAGCACATGCACCCAGACCTGAGTGGAGACTATCGGCGACACTGACGGTCCGATAACCAGAGGGGTCTGGTCATTCAGCGTGAACAGTGTCGGGTTGATAACCGCATTGCCCGGCAGAGACGTAATTTCTCCCGACAGTTCGCCGATATAGAACGTCGTGTAAGAAAGCGTATCGTCGCCGATAAAGCTCTCCGAGGAGATGATATTCCCGGCACCGGTGACATTCCGCGTGACGCTTGTGCCGCCATCGTTCCAGGTGGCATTAATGACGAATGACACGGGATGAGGTACCGCCAGCGCGGCGAAGTATGCAAAGTTGTCATCGTTCGACAGCACAACAGCCTTTAGCTGATTACTCTCGATCGCCACTGATGTCGGCGCCGTCGTGGTAGCGGTTTGGGCCGGGAAGTCCTGGCTTTCGTTCAGGCCGGGGACTGTCTCGTTATCGACGTCATCGAACTGGTACCCCACCTCAATCGTGCCGATCACGTCACCCGGGTTATAAATCGCAGAACTGGCTCCCGCCAGGCTGCCGAGGTTCGATTCCGAGTAGCGGATCGAGGAAATGGTGTACCGGCCGTAACCGACTTCAAACCACTCCGTGAGTTGCTTGTTATTGTCGACGAACTCAAACAGCGCTTCCTGAATCAAATCGGGAAACACGCGGCACTGGCCGTAAATATTGGGGCGCCCCTTGTAGAGTCGCGCGCGGTTCGTCTGGCCGGTTAAGTCATTATTCGGCGATTCTCCCGTCGCCACCGATACCGAAGCGCTCGGCTTATTTGACAGGCCGAACACCTTCAGCGCGCCGGAGAGGATTTTCGTGACCGGACGTAATATCGTGGTGATGAGCTTTCCCACCCCGCCCTCTGGCTGGTCGAAGACAGCCACGACGTCGCCAGATCGCAGTGGCCGGCTGATATCGTAATCGTCAGGCAGCGCTCGGCCATTCAGTTTCACGATAACATCGCGGTGCAGCTGCAGAGAATCCAGCAGGCTCACCAGTGTGGTGCCGACATCTACCGTCCCCCGCTGCAGCGGCGCGCCAGGCAGCCTCTGTAACTCATATCGAACCATGAATCATGTACTCCACGCGGCTGTAAACCTTCAGTAATGCCAGCGGGCTATCGCAGCGCACAAAACCAAACTCCCCGCGGGCGTGCAGGCATTTCACCGGGCTGATCATCACACCGATATGCGCCGGCACATCACCGCGGTAAAAAACGGCGATGCAGCCGGTGACCGCCACAGGAACACGCCGCCAGTGGTAGTGTTCCTGTTCGTAGCAGGTGATGAAATCCGCTCCCGATTCGTAGCCAGCGATGTGATGCAGCTCCAGGCCTAGCACATTCCGGTAATAGAGAACCACCAGGCCCCAGCAGTCCATCTGCTCAAAACTGCAGGCGCGATTAGCCCAGGGCTTGCCGTTAACAAGCCCGATAAAGTCGCTCTGTGTCATACGGTGATTAGCCCGGGATAGTCTTTCGTGGTGTAAATGATGGAGTTGGCCAGCGTCAGCGGATTAGTCTTGCCGGCGGTCACGGTGACGTTGCTGGCATCGGCGGAAATGTCGTTCACGTAAAGCGTCCAGTCTTTCAGGGATGATGCATCACCGATCGCATTCCACTGCTGATACAGGCACTTAATCGGCGTCATGCGCGCGGCCCCGCGCCAGCTTTTCAGTGTCTGCCGGACATGCTCCGTCGCGGCGACAAAGGTTATCATCATTGAGATGACCGCCGTTCCGTCCTGCGCCGGCTCGGTCACGCTGAACCGCGCAGGCTCGAACGAGTTTCCGCCAAACGTCGCCGGGCGAAACAGGTTATTGACCACCCGGTAATAACCAAACGCAGGGTGATAAAATTCCACCGTCTGTTTGATGTCGCTCGCCGGCCGGCGCTCCTTCCACTCTCTCAAAGTCGGCATTAGTCAGCCCTCGGCATCACTTCAGTGATCAGGTAATCCAGCCAGTATCCATAGCCAGGCTGGGCCTCTACGATCCAGTTGTCATAGTCCTCGGTAATGTCCTCGATACCGTTGCTGATGACCGTTGCGCTCCAGGTGACAATGTTGCCGTTTTTGCTGGTCTGCACCGGCATATCGACGAAATGCAGCGTCTGCTGCTGAACGCCCTGCGTATCACCAAGGTCGATCGGCATCTGGAACCAGTTACGCCCGCGGTCGCAGTATGTCGGCGAGCGCAGCCACGACTTAAACCGCTCGGCCTGGGCAAGCGTGAATATCCACTGCAGCGTCCAGGTTGCTTTCAGGTCCGTAGTGATCGGCGTGATTATCAATGGACCGACTGCCGTCTGCGTCGTCTGCCAGGCTGTATCCTGTGTCATGTTCTGATCGGCGCGCTGGGGAAGCGGCAGGAACGGAGGGTATTGAACTGTTGCCACGTTTCCTCCGGGCATTAAAAAACCCGCCGGAGCGGGTTTGGTTTAGTAAGCCCCTTGCGCTTTGCGGCTTAGTCCAAATGTCTGCTGCATCTGAGAGGATACCGGGCCGCCTCTTTCCATGTCGGTGATCAGCAAGTCCACCACCGCACTACCGTCCTGCATGTAGCCGTTGGCACTCTGAACGGTGGCGCCGGTAGACTGGTTGATGACGTTCACCTGCACGCTGATCCCTCCTCCTGACTGCATATCCTTATTGCTGATGACCTTCCCGTTATCGCCGGGGATCATGTACTGCTTGCCGGTGCTGGCCTGGTAAATCTCTGGCTTACCTTTCTCGCCGACCTGATACAGGCCGCCGGCTGATACCGGGCCGCCGTTGTAGCGGGCGCCGGCAAGCGCAAGCCCGTTAGCAAGTCCCACTGTCGAACTGATACCAGCTGCAGCCGGACCAGCGTTAGCACCGAACGAGGCGAGCGATGCCATCGCGGCCGCCGGAGCCCAGGCAGATGCGGTAGTTGCCGCCAGTCCGACTGATGTCGCCACCGATGCGGCACCGAGCGTCTGACCGAGAATGTAGTTTTTCAGCGCTTCCACGCCAACCTGAACAATGCTGTTGATCACGCTGTTCAGTATGGTGTTGCCGAGCGACCGCATCGCCTCCTGTGCTGACATTGTGCCGGTTAGCAGACCGGTGATCGCATTGGAGGCATTCCCGCTAAACGCATCCACCGCACTCGTCAGCATGTTATAACCGAGGCTCTGCTGGCTGAGTATTTCCCATTGAGCTGCGATCCGCTGCTGCTCATACTGCCGGTCAGCGGCATTTTTCAGCGCCAATGCATTCTCATGAGCGAGAACCCCTTGCTGCTCAAACTGCTGAATCAGCGCCAGCTCCTGCGCGTGCTGGTTAGCCAGCTGTTGCACCGGGTCAACTTCGCCAAGTGCCTGCTGGGTGGGGTTAACCACCTGCTGCGAGCGTATTTTGGCAAGGTTGGCCTGGTGCTGAGCCTCTAACTGCTCACTGGTTTGGTCATATTGCTGCTGGGTTATCCTTTTCCCATCAAGAGCAGTTTTAAGATCCTTCATATCCTGCTGATAAGAGGCGTTCTCTCTTGTTTCAGGGAGGAGCTTTTGTGCAGCAGCCTGGGCTTTAAGGGCGTTCGCCGTATCCCATGCAGCCGCCGCATCACGTTCAACTTGAGCAACCTGTTGTGGTGTGGCGTTCGTTAACTTCTGTTTTGCTGCCAGTATTGCCTGTTCGCGCGAGAGTTCGCTTGTCGAATCGGCGGCCAATTTCGCTTTCTGGCTGTACTCTTCAACAACTTTTGCATTTCTCTCTGCCTGACTCTCACCTTTCTTCTGCTCCGCTGTCAGCTTCTTATGCGAATCGAGATTGGTGTAAGTCGCGGCAGCATCATCCATCATTCGCTTGGTGTGCGGATCGTCTTTCGAGAATCCCGCGTCCTCAGCTGCATATTGAGCCGCTAATTTTGCCCTTGCGGCACCTTGTAGTTTAGAGAGCGCCAGATTCCTCTCGGACTGCTGAATTAAGCTTTTTTGCCCGGCGGTTAGGTTATCAGTGGACTTCTTCAACATTTCAAAGTTAAAGGCCGCCTGAGATGCTCCGGTGGAAAGGTCTACTATCTTGTTGTAAAGCTCTACTAACTCCGGCTTGGCGTTTTTTGATGACGAAATCATATCGCCAATTCTTAACGCTAAAGTCTGCAGAGCCTGAGGTGATGGGTTATCGCTTAGATCGGCGAGTTGCTTAGTAAGACCAAACGCCGCCTCTTCAGAAATACCCAATCTAGAGGCTACGGCACCGACAGTATTGCCGATGCTATTGGCTGTTGCCGAGAACGCCTGTCCCGCGCCATACGCCTGATTCATCGCAGATTTGTAATCATCTGTCGTGATATTTAGCGACTTAAGCCGATCGTTGAATCCGTCAATTGATGCATACCCACCACCAAAAGCTGAAATAGCTTTATCGCCAAATGAAAGGAAGGAGTCAGCGGCATCACCGATGGCTTTAGGTATCTTTGAAATTGCCTGATTGTATTCAATCGCAGCCTGATTTCTGAGTAATGTTGCAGCGGTAGCATTCACTCTAGCAAGGTTTGCGTATTTGTCAGAAAGTGCAGCGATACCCTGAGTAGAAATAGAGATAACATCATTCATCCTCTCGGCGGCATCTTTAAGCGCATCCATTGCACTTTTGCCACCATTAAGAGAAGAAATTAAAGTCCCTGCAACAACAGTTCCAAGCGCGATTAGCGCCCCGACGATAGCACCACCCGGCCCGAATGCCCCAGCCAGCTGCGACCCTTGCTGACTAAATGCTACCAATGCAGATTGACCACCTTGGACCTGAACGATGAAGTCCTGGATCTGATAACCTGCCTGCTGAACGCTTCCCTTCAACCCTGAAGACATCACTTTCGAGGTCGCATTAAGTTGCGTATCAAGCTTTTTGAATTGCCCTGATGTTTTTTGTGCATTATCGCCAATGTTATCTAGAGCTTTATTCGCCTGCTGCTGACCAGTAAGCAATTTTGCAACATCGGCCTCAATCTCAATGTAGACTCCGCCAAGATTTTCACCTTCAGCCATACCTTTCTCCGGGCAATAAAAAACCCCGCCGGAGCGAGGTTTGTGTTGTCTACGAAACTTTCGTAATTATTTGCCAATTACATACTCTGCATTAGCCGCAGCTTCTGGACTCAATTTTTAATTGTTGATCCAGTAACTTCAACATATTGCGACCGCTCTCGCTCTTATCAGATAAGAAAGCAGGCTCTTTTGATTTCTTAATGAAAACATGCCCTGCATCACCATCTGTATAAACGAACCGACCTCCAATTTTACTTATATCGGTATGTCCCGAGACAATACCACAGACAGCGTTTGAGCTTTCATTCCTGAAAACCTTTATCTCTGAGAAATCCAGTCCTAACAATGGGTTGAAATTACTGTCACAAATAATGACAGCAGAGCCACTTCTGGCTTTACCGCTAGCCTCAAGTAATCGCCATCTTTCGCAGTCTCCCGGCTTATACTTCTGAGATAGCTCTTTTCTTACTGCCTCTTTTGCATCATTAATGATCTGAGTATCAGATTTTGCATAACAAAAGTGTGACAAGAAAAGTAGCCCGATAATGATTAACCGCCTCACATCGCTACCCCGCACTCTTTATGTATAGACTTCTCATTCATCATTTTAATGGCCTTTATTTGTAAGCAGACGACGTTACAACCTTTTTTCCATCTGGTTCAGAACAGGAAATCATAACTGTTCCATCGTTGGTCCAGAATTTAACTATGTAAAGAACGTTCGTATCTACTATTACATTGGCCGGATAACTATCACTAATCTGGCTAAAAATGTTATACGCATCTTGTTTGCAGTGATCAAAATCAACCACTTGCACACTTTTAGTTACGGGAGACTCTTGCTCAGGATACTGCCCTGATGCGGCCATTGAATTAAGCTGTTCTTTTGTATAGCTTGTTGACGCCGCTGCGCTGAATGCCAACGAAAGCGAAGCCACTAACAGAAACTTCCTCATATCCCTATCCCCACTGGTTAGTTTTGGACAGATTAGCAGGGATATATCAGGTTTCAATGCAAACAAAAGCAAAAACCTCACCGAAGTGAGGTTGTCTCTGTACTTAATCGGCCCAGCCAGATTTAGTATTGATAGCCGACTCTGCCATTGTGTACTTGGCTACTACATCGTCTTTAAACAGGATGGTAAGTTCTTTCTTGGTACCATTAGTTCCGTTATGGAAGAGGCCATAGAAAGGTATGAACGTAGTCCCGTTAACTTTCACTTTGGCAAAGGCATACTTCCAGATCTCATTGCCGCCGTCAGTATACGAAACTGAATCCGGGGAACCGAATGTCGTTTTAACCTCGGCCTTGGTGGTTTTCCCTTCCTGCAGTTTAGACTTTACGCTAACTTCGGTTTCCTTGCTGAGTTGCTGGTTTCCTGAAGAAGCGCAGCCTGCCAGAGTTAAAGCAATCGCAGTAGCGACTAAAATTTTCTTCATTTCCTTGATCATCCCTTTGGTATTGTTCGGACTAATCCTAACAGGGATGAACTTGAACGACAAAGCCCACCTGAGTGGGCCATTAAAAAACCACGAATTTGTGGGTTTCATGCTTCGGTAAACACGCCAGGAACGCCGGGCAATGCCAACTGGCCTTGCTTGTCCAGTTGCTCAATGCGTGAAAGTAGCTGGGGCTTCTTTTCTTTCCCCCACCGGCGTAACAGGCGACCAGACATACTGGCAACATCCTTCTCTTTCAGGAACTCCAGCATGACGGCGTTACGCTCTTCTTCAAACTGGCGCCGCCCAACCTGAAGCATCGCGTACATCCAGTTGAAGGCGTTGATGTAGGCGATCTTGATACGCATCGCCTCTTTTTTGGTGTATGACATAACCAGAAGCATCAATCCATCTTTGCGGAGTCGATAGAATTTCTGCGGCTTTCCGTTCTGCAACTCATTGTTTTTATAGCAAACCTCAAAGTTGAGTTTTGTATCGAATTCTTCCGGGCATGCCTTAATAGTCTTTTCGATATCACGAATAACGTTGTCAGGACGCTTCCCAAATGCCTTAGCCACCATAAACGAGTCAGTTACCGGGTCGTTATCGGCCACAAAAATCAGATCGCGGAAGTCTAACCCATTAATTACTGTTGGATATTTCATGTCGGTCTACCTTTGAGTGATGAACCTTGTCGCACAGGAAACCGGCCCACAGAAGGCACCGACAGCCGGCCGGCATCCTCAAGGGTCATCCTGAAAGGTTCTGTGTTAAATGCGCGTGCGAGGCGCGTCAGAAGTGAGTCGGCATTAGCCGTTCACGAACAAACGGATACAAAAAAGCCCCGCGGATGCGAGGCTGATATTCGGTTAGTGCTGAGGTTAATTCTTCTTGGGGTTTGTCCTGGAATGCTCCTGCTCCATCATCGCCTGCCAGCGGCGATCGTCTTCGTCCATGACCGTGTCGTACTCTTCGCGCGTGAAGCCGTTCTGATTTGGGTATTTGGCGTTAATCATCATGGCGAACTCTGTCATCGTGAGGTTCTCAGCCTCTTCCCGGCTTATGCCGAAATGGTTGCGGGCCGCCATGATGTAGTCGGCTGCGCGGAATTCTGCGGTTGTCTCATTCGTTTCGTAACGCTGCAGCTTACGCACCTTCGCTTTGCCGATAATGCCGTGCATCATCAGGTTTTGCGCGACGATAACCATACTTTCCGGCGGCATGCTGCCCGGACGCCAGACGAAGCCACGCTTGCGTGATTTCCCCGGCTTCATCCATCCAACCAGATCGCCGATATCATCGTCACAGCAAGCTGTCAGTACCGTATGCGCGGCCATGACCGCTTTGCGTGACAGGAGCCCGCTTTGCATAAACCGCAGGACGCAATCAGGAAGGCGGCTGTACTCATCGCGGATATAGGCCTCAGCTGCGCGCTGCGCGAATGGCGCCGCCTCGTCATTGCACAGGTCATAGAACGCCTGGACAATTTCCTCTGGCTCACCGATTCGCGCCATGTTGCGAAACGACGGCCGGAAAAAGAATTCCCGGTCACCGGTACCGATAACGCATTCGCCTAATTCTTTAATCGGGGTCATAGTCGCTCCATAAACAGTATCAAGGGCGCAGAACGCCCTTTGTACTATTCACGAAATGGCCTGGCGGTTAACTGATAGTGACCGTGCAGGATGCAGACGTGATCTTGACTGGTGTCGCGGAAGAGTCGGTGACTTCACAGGTATAAACCCCGGCATCACCAGAAACAGCGCTGGCCTTGTTGAAGGTCGCCGTTGTTTGACCGCTGACAACCGTGCCGTCTTTCTTCCAGACGTAGGTGTAAGGCGAAGTGCCACCCTCAACCACGACCGACATATTCAGAGCCGATCCGGCCGCCACGCTCTTGGTCGTCGGCAGGTTGGTGGTAAACGCCAGCGCCGGTGGAGCGACCTCAAATACCACGGTGTCTGCATCAGCAACTTTCCACTCACCAGAGAAGGTTGAAATATCCGTGGTTCCGAAATCACCAGACCAGGAGGTGGTGTTGAAGTACCCCATGATATAAGTGCCAGCGTCTTCACCAGTGAAGTCGAAGCGGACCCAGACTGTCGGCTGACGGCCGGCCTGCACTTCATCGAAAATATATTTCGAGATGGCAATAGCGCCGACTTCCGTCGTCTTGTCTTTCTTGCGGAACTCACCTTCTCCTGAGATGGTGAAGTCCATATTGTTGACCAGGTTCTCAACCAGCCCCTTCGTATCGTCAGCCTCAGAGGAGACGGTATTCATGGAGTAGTCAAAGCCCTTGGTGGTCATGGCGCCGAGTCGCTTCCATTCGGAAAGCGCAGGAACCGTATCAGCACAGCCAAAAGCCATGCGGAGCACGGCCACCTTACCAATCAGCTTGCCGGTGTCATTAGCGCAGCCTTGCATGTATGCCTCTCAATTAAAAAAGGCCGCCATATGGCAGCCTGATGGGTGATTCTGACGATTATTCGCCGTATGTGCAGGAGACGAGTAGCCGGGTTACTAATCTGCCCTCTTCGGTGGGGATCGGAGCCGGGACATTACCGACAAGCCGCAGCGCGCCAACGCAATCATCGGCGCCGGATTGCGCGCTGATATACTCGACAATGGCGTTTACCGCGGCGTCAGCAGCATCGGGATTGGCCTTCGAGGAGATCACATCAACCATCACATACCAATCGCCGCCAAGGTCAAAGGTGATATCGGTGCCGCCTGAAGACCGGAATACGATGAACTGATCAGTATCTTTCCCGGTGTCGCGCCATTGCCGCCACTGGACCTTAAACCCCGCGGTAAGCCCCTCAGACACAAACATGTCTTTTAGGCGCATATACATCGGTGGTGTCATAAAAACCCCATTAAAAAAGGCCGCCGTGGCGACCTATTTTGTTATTTCCGTCCATGGTTCTCATGGTATCCATACCTTGATTCGGCTTCTTTTCTTACAGCGAAAGCCTCTTCTACGCTTTGGTATACCCCCAAGTGAACCCGTCTTCCGTTCACCTGAATGTAACTCCTGAAACCACTATTACATTTAGCCACGCCAACGCACCCGCTGGTACTAGTGATTCGTAGCTTCTGGTTTTGGCAGTTTTCGGATGAGCTGACGACTCTGAGGTTTTCGATTCTGTTATCCTGCCTATTCCCATTGACATGATCTATAAGGGAGTGAGGATATTCACCATAATATAAAGCCCAAATAATCCGGTGAGCTTTATATAATTTATTTCGCATCCCTATATGAATGTATTGTTGATTATTGGGAGAGCCCGCTGGTTTTCCAGCAAATCGCTTATTCCATGTTGCACAGGATTGGCTTGTCATGAAGTGATCTAATGGGCGAGCTTTCCAATAAAGAACACCATTCTCAGCATCATAGGATAAGCACTCTCTCCAGAAATCAATAGGAATGTTATCGTTGCATTTCATATAAACCTCGTAGCAGGTTCCGTAGATGGTTGGTGCGCCAGAGCGGTCTACGTTCCGCCTTTTCGGGAGCTACCCTAGGCGCTTATAAATTATACCAAAATCAAAGCGACAATTCTTTTTTTATCACCATATCTATGGCGCCTTTCGTATCCTCAAACCCTTTGGAAAGAAATTCTTTCCTTGCTGTTGCTCGCCTAAAGTTTTGAGGAATGTTTGGGTCATGCACGTAGGTAGCATAAGACGCCGAGTAACCAACGCGCCCGGTTACCCTGGTGCCGTTAGCCATGATTTCGCGGAACTGGCTGTTGATGAGCGTCGACGTATCGATCGGGGTGTAAAGCGCAGCCTGCGCACTGCCAATAAGCATCGCAGACTGGATTGCTCGCACGACTTTACGCCCCTGGACGTCTTTGATGATGCGATCGAGGTTGGCCTTGGCCTGGCGGATGCCGCGAACTTTAGCGCCCATAATCAGACTCCCGTAATCAGTGCGAAATCGTCCGCCAGTCGCTCGAAAGTATCTGCGAACTGGACGATCTGCCGAATCTCATCGGCCTCATCCGGCGGTGCAGCATCGGTCGAAGCGCCAATAAGGATGTAATCTCCCTCCCGCGCCGTTGCGTACTCGGTCCATATCGTGTTTTTAACAACGAGCTCCCGGCCAAGGTCACCGATTTTTGCAGAGAGACCACCCTGGTAGTCGCAGAGGATAGCGATCGGCGCTTCCCACCCGTACGGCTGACCTCCGCCGTCGGTATCACTACCGTCAGCATCGCGTATGCGCCGCCAAATTGTCGCCGTCGCAGTGTATGACCAATTCGCGGTTGCCGACATCAGTCATCCCTCCATCGCAGCACAGCGGCACCTGTGGCGCGTATTCGGTCGCAGTTAATGAACCACTCGCCGTCGCTTTTCACGTACGCCGTAGTTTGCTGACCGGTATCGGTGATCACCCACACCCGGGTAAACGTCCGCGGCAGCCGTTGCTGAACTGAAACCCATGCCATTAACAGCCCCCGACCACCATAAACAGGCCCACACTGTTGCCGGCGCTGATTGGCAACTCACTGGTACAGCCGCTGGTATCCAGTTTCGCCAGAGAGTCGCGCAGCCAGGTAATGCCGTCATCTCCATAATCGAACGAGCGGGACGATCCTGATGGCGCCCCTTGCGATTTTATTCGCCGGGCACCGGAAGACGTCGCCATGAGCGCAGCGGCATACATCAGGATGAGCTTTGCCGTGCATTCGTCGTATCCCGCACCATCAAGGCACGGGATAATCTTGTTCACCACGCAGAGAATCGGATCGAGCAGAGCGGCCGGGATGGAGTAACCCAATTCACCGAGGAACGCCTGCACGTCTGCCGCTGTGATTGGGTCAGCCATGGTTATTTCGCCTTTTTCTTCAGCTCGTCGATTTGTTTCTGAGCCTCGTCGAGGTCAGCCTGCAGCTTGGCATTACCAGCGGTCAGAGATTCTACTTTGCCGTTAGCCTCGTCGAGGTCAGCCTGCAGCTTTTGCAGATCGGCCGGGGTCGCTACCTCCAGCACCTGATCTCCCACGGGGATTGCCTTACCTACCAGCCAAAGCGGGAGAGTTTCACCTTTGTAAACTTCGCCCTTTTTAAGTTCGTGGCTGTCATGGGTGAGCAGCCATTGTTGTTCTTTACCAGCCATGCGGCCTCCGTAAAAAAGATGGGGCCGAAGCCCCACAGGTTATGCTTTGGTCAGCTGAACGTAACCAGCCTGGCCATTTGCATCGTGTTTGAACTGCGGAGCCGCGGCGGCCAGAACCGAGAAGACATAATCATCTTCCGGGTTAAGGCGTGCTTTCGGACGCATGGTCATCGGCATGCCATTCAGGATCTGAACGACGTCAGGGCGTTTAACAACGCCAAGCAGTTCATCGGTCGGAACTCTGGAGGCAGGAACCAGCGCGGCCACGCCTGGAATTTCCATGATGCGGGACAGGATGGTCTTCGGATAGTTCGCGGCATAGTCGTTAACCGATGCGTAGAACCAGTCTTTGTAGTTCAGGTAGATCGTCACCGGTGCATAGAAGTTTTCGTTATGCAGCAGGTTAATCAGGTCGGAGATTGCCGCAACCCACTGCGCGCCGCTGGCACCGTTCAGGGTGAGGCCGTGAGTTCCGGTTCCGCGGTTAGGGGCAGTACGCAGTCCATAAATGGTCGCGCCTCCGACGTTGATGTTTGGATCGCCGTTCAGCACCATGTCTTCCAGCTTCTCAGCGACTTTGCGCTGATGGTTGGAAATAGCGTCACTGTCCAGCGAATAACCTTCAGTCTGAGCAGCCAGCATCTGGCGCCAGCCGAATGTCAGCTCACTGTCGATGATAGGCAGCGGCGTACCTTCGTAATCCATGACAGGCTGATCACCCTTCGCCTTGCCGCGTCCGTCCAGACTGATATTCACATCACCGGAATCGGACAGGGTCATGAAGTAGTGAACGATCTTACCGAGCGCCATAGGGCGGGAAACGCTGGCAGCCAGGTCGTTAAACACTGACAGCACGTCACGCTGTACGGTGATAGCCGAACGGTCCCATTCGCCCCAGACATCTTTCGGCAGCACGGAGGCGTTACCGACAAGCTCGTCAAACGCAATGAACTGACCGTTCGCATCGTTGACTGCAAAGCCATGCTGTGCAGCCATATTGCGCTGCATCATGTCCCAGCGACGGCGGGCATTGAGAATCAGCTTTTGCTGCTGTGGAGTAAACTTTAACATTCTTGTTTTCCTTATGCCTTGGCGTACGGAGTGGAGAGGATCACCACGTCGGCGAAACCTTCCGCCGCCAGAGTGCGCCCTGCTTTTTCGTCGAACGTTGCGACGACCTGGTTGCCGGTTGCGGCCGCTTTGAATACGCCGCCGGTACCGATGGTCAGCTCCTGACCTACCGTATAGGCTGCCGCTGCCAGGCGAACGTTGTATTCCTGCTCCCCTTCCACGCGATATGCCACACCAGTCTCGTTAGCTGCGTAGGCGGTAGTAATCGCCTGACCGATGAAGCGCCGATTTCCGAGGATGAACCAGCGGCCGGTAGTGTCTGCAGATGCCGCCAACTTGCCGGAAGCGATTTTTACGGCAACCCCCGGATTGAGAGCAGATGCGACAGGAAGGTTGATGGTCTCCGGCTCGCGCTCGACCGGGCCGCGATAGATGACGTTAGCCATTATTTTTTCTCCTGATCGATGCCAGCGTTGAGGTCATAGTCTTTCCACTGGTCATTTTCAGCATTGACCTGCTGGAAAGATGGGTTCAAACCGGTACTGGTTTGGCACTGCGCATACATGTCGTTCAGCGCTTCGCCGGCCAGCGAGTTGATCGCCGCTTCGGTCATGAACGGGAATTTCGCTTTGACCGCTTCACGCTTGGTCTTGAGGTCTTTTTCAGCGTTGGCCTGCAGCTGAGTTTTCAGCGTACTGATCTCGTCAGTCAGCGGCTTAATCGCCAGATTTACTGCCGCGGTAATCGCGTCAGAGTTAATCTGAGTACCCGGCTGGTCACCTGCTTTCTTCTGAACCTGCTGGTTATAGGCATCCCAGACCTGATCGTCGGTCAGCCCCTCGGTTTTAACGCCTGCGGCATTGAGCGCGGCGATCATCTTCTCTTTCATCGGGTTTATTTCTCCGTTGGTTTTGACTTCGTACTCAGTGGGTTTGCGCACGACCTCTACTGGATCGCCGACCAGCGTGACTGTGCTGTCGTCGATGAGGTATTTTTGCTGGAAGAGCTTATTTCCCTCTTCGAAAATGAATTTGTCGGGCCATACGGTCACGACATAGCGATAAACATCGCTGCCTGACGACGCGCGAATGGCTTCCCGCAGCATCTGGTAGATTTCATCGAATGAGGCATCTGAGTTGTGGGTGAGGAAGAACTTCACTTTGTTCAGCAGGCCATCTTTGAGGCTATTTGCCGCATCAACGAGGCTTGCAGTCTCGACTTCGCCTTCCTGACCATCGGCATTCACGAACATGCCGACGCCTTCTTCTGGAGTACCGGCGCCCGGCTCATCGAGCAGGATAGCGATATGGTCGAACTGCATATTGCGAGCGATCCATGAGTATTTCTTCTGCTTCGACTCGCCTGATTTTCTCTCTTTGTTCGTGAGTAAGCCGGTAGAGAGGTGGATCGGGTCTGTGTTTGTGCCGGCGATCATCTCATCTAGGCGATTAATCAGGCGTTTACCGTCAGGCTTTGTCTCGGCGACCGCCTTATTGATATAAACGTCCATGACGACCTGGTCGCCAGACTTGCTGACGTTCTGCGCCCATGCTCCGACGTGATAGCTGTTAATGGCCCGCGGGTCATTGGCGCTGACATATTTGCCATCTACCATCGGGTGCGGAAGAGGCATCAGCTTGCCTTCCATCGTCTGGTAGCTGTTGTTAATCTCCTCCGCCGGGTACAGACCGCCATTCATCACAATGTCATCGACGATCGGAACCGCACCACGAATGACGTAGTGCTCCTGGCCGTTGATGGTTGTCGTTGAGATGTTGGAGGCGTTGATGGCGAGGGATTTCACATGAATGCTGGACAGCTTCATGTATTGTCCTCAATATGCTAATGGTTGTTCACTAAAAACAAGGGGTTAATATGCAGTATAAAGTGCTATTTCACGCCTTTATTGAAGGCAAAAAACAAACTCTTGATGCTGTTTTTGAATCATCTAACGAGCCGAAGCTCAATGATAAGGAAGTTATTAAAGCCGTGATGCATGCTCTCTCTGACGTCGTAAATGTGGAAACTTCAACTTTTACAATTGAGTTCCATATTGATGCTGTCGTACCGATAGTTTAAGCATCTGAGTCTCGCCACTTTTTCCTCTCAGTGGCGAGCTTATCCGCCAGCCCCTTGTTAAATATGCTGCCGTCGTCGTTAAGTAGCACCGGAATCTGGCTGCAATAGCAGTTGTACCGGTTGCCGTTCTCAGCGTAGAAGTCTCGCACCTGCTCGGTGGTGTATACCTTTCCGTGACGGCTGGCATGCCAGCTGCGCGTGGTCGGTTTGAGCGCAGATAGCCACAGCAGGCCGGTATTCAGCCCAAGCCGATCCGCTGCCCAGTCCGTTTCGTTCCATTGCGCCTGGCGCAGTGCGCCAACCTGCTCAGTCTGAGCGATAGTCTTTGCGCGGCCCATAGAGACATCAAGGCGCTTGCTTACCACCTGCGCCGTTTCGCGGGGATTCACACCGCGCCCAACGGCATCCGCGATGATGTTCGCCAGGTCACCGCGCGCCCGGTCAGCTTCCAGCTTCCAGTCGCTATACGTGCTGATGTATGCACTGGCGATCTGGTTCTGGTATGCAGGGCTGCTTAAAAGCTGCTGAAGCGTCGTCTGGCTGGCGTATACCTGCGACTGCTGCGAGAGGTTGTTGAAGGCCTCCAGCGTTCCGCGCTGCGCCTCAGCGGCGACGTAATCCATCGCCCAGAAGTTTTGTTCGCCGCCTTCCAGCAGGTAATCGTCCAGGATGGTCTGTACGATGCCCAGCAGGCCGGCCAGTTCCTGCGCTGACATGTCGTAGATAAACTTGCCAGCGTTGACCTGGTAGAGCGTTGGCTCGGCGCCGTTAACGTGGCACAGGAAGTGCCAGTTGTGGCTGTTAACCTCTCGCTCTCTCCCGGTCAGGCGCTGGTCGAACAACGCTTTAAGTGCGCGCTTGATGCCGAGATACCGGTCCTCGATATCCCGGAACATCGCACTGACCTGCTTCGCCGATCGGGTCGGGTCAACCTTGCTGCGCGGAACTATCGGCAGCCCCACCTTTGCCGTCTGCTCCGGTGTCATCGGCCAGTGGATCATCGGTTGTTACCTTGTCATTCGGGTTAGGTGGTTGCTTTGGCTCAGACAGAGGGTCGAGGCCTACAATCTCGCGAAGTTCGTTGGCCGTGAATGGCGGTTCGCCACCGTAGAAGCCTGAGGTTTTCTGAACGATATCAGCTAGTTTCGAAGCGTTCTCGATTTTCTCCTTCTCGCCAGGAGCCAGCAGGTCGGACCATGAAATGGTGACCTCTCCATTTGTCGGCGGATCGATAATGCCCAGGGTCCAGAAGCGTTCCAGCAAAGCTGTGATTCGGTCGGTCAGGAAGCCGTTGCGGCGGGTATTTCGGCGAATGGCCCAGTCTGTTTTATCCTCATCGCTCGCCAGTCGTCCGGTCTGCTGTCCAAACAGGATGGTGAAAGGTATCTGTACGGAGGCAGCCAGTTCGTTTGCGGTGACCTCCCAAGTCGGCCCCGGGTCGCCTGGAGTTACGCTCAGAACGTGCATCTGCCCGGCCTGCATCACGGCGGCTGCATCGGTGCCGCGGTTAAGCTTGTTGACCTTGTCGCCCATCGCTTCGCCGAGGTCGGCATAACCAGCTTTCTTAGCCTGGTCGGCAAGGGTGGCCATGTCGGTTTCTTTGCTGAACTCGACCGCGATCTGCCGGCTGGCATTCTTCAAGAAGCCCTCAGCACCACCGCCGGAAATCTTCTCAAGGTCGAGCCCTTTGTTGTATCCGGCCTCCAGCAGCGGGATACCCGACAGAACGTTGTCATCCTCTGAACCTTCGCAGAACAGGATCACCCTGCTGGGATGCACAGGCTCACCGCGCGTCGGACCGACGAACGCCTCGTCTCCAACCGGCTGCTCGTTGAAGTTGAACATCTTCGGCTGGCCGAACGTCTCGGACTGGCGATCGTTATCCCATTCAGCAACTGTCAGCTGCGGCTCCCATACAGGGATCAGCTTAACCAGCGCTGCTTCACCGAGATTCTTCACAAGGGAAGTGTCGACTTCCTCATTCCATGACCGGTTATCTTTGATCTGCAGTAACAGCGCGGAGTAGCGCCCCACCATATTGCGGCGATCGGCATCCTTCACCTTCGGCCACCATTTCTTCATGAACCTGGTGACGTTCTTTTCCCACTGGTTGGTTTTCTTCGCCTCCTGTGACTCATCACCGTCAACGATTACCGGATAGTCCTGCCAGCATCCATCCAGAAGGCGATGCACCACTGCGAAGCCTGCGGCGTTGCGCCGGTACATGTTGTAGAAGTCATGGAAGGTAATGGTGCGCGGATAACCGAACTCCTGATAGAGCGTCGGGCGCTTGGTATTACCCCCGCCGATACCGATGGCGTTAAGGTAATTCGCTCGCCGCATTTCAGTGGCGAGATTGTTCACAGCCAGTTGAAGGCCGTTATCTTGTTCGCTCACTGGCGATGCTCCTTAGAAGAATACTGTGCCGACCTGCTTGCGGTTGTTCTTCGCCACGGCAAAGTAACGGAAGCTGTCGGCGCCGTGCGATGTGAAGTCGTGAAGGGGTTTGTCTTTCCAGCAGCCGCATTTGTCGTCCCACTCCTTGCGGTAACCTTCGAGGTGGGAGATGCCAACAGCGCACTTCTCCTCATCGAATACGCAGGACTTGAGGATTTCACGCACCGACTCGATGCCGGTGTCGATCCCCGCTTTCGGCACAACGCGGAAGTTCATCGAATACATCCGGCCGTCAATCTCGTAGCCCTCGCGCGCCAGCTCCTTGCGAGACTTCGCATCAGCAGCAAACTCGCGGTTCTCGATGTCGTGCGGACCCCAGTGCTCACCGTACTCATAGCCGCGGTCTTTCAGCACCTTCATGTAGTGCCGAAGCCCCTCGCCAGAGTTTTCGTAGTAGTCGATGACGTGGAACTCTTCGCCGACCTCGCGAACGAACCAGATAGCCGTGGAGTCGCCCACACCAATATCCCAGAATGTGTGAACCGGTAGATGTGAGTTATCCGGGATTTGTCCGATCCGCTTGTTGGTGTAGAGCCAGCGGAATTGTTTGGCGTAGTACGCGCCCTCGACCGACTGCTGGAACGCCTCTGCCGGAATGGTCGGGTATTCGCGCTTCATGTCGTCGCCGAGCGTCTTTTCTTTGGCGTAATACCACGCCTTCTGCCGTTCGTTAACGACTACACCGTGTTTCGCCTCCATCTCAGCGAAGTATTCAAGCAGGCGCGCCGGCAGAGGTTCTACCGGGTCAATTGCGTATTGCGGATTCTTCCACCAGGAGAAGAAGAAAAACTTCCAGTCAAGCGCAGATAACGGCTTCCCCTGCAGCAGCGCTTTCTCTGCCGTCTGACAATAATCGAAGAAGTAACCAGCCCGGCCCTCTGCGGTGCTCTCGATAGTAGCAAAGCATCCTGTCGATACCGCCTCAAACGCACCAGTGACGATTTCCCGGGCTTTATCCGGATACTTGGCACATATCTTTCCGAACTCAGAAACATGCAGGTAGCGCAGCGTGCCGCCACGAAATGAGGTACTGACGTAGAGTGATCCACCCTTCTTAAAGACCAACTCACCTGCTGAGTCGTTACTCGCCGGGTTGGCTGCCTTTATCTCGGCCGGCAGCTTGTCGTAGGCATATTTCACCTTTTCGCGGAACAGGCGCTTTGCGTCGTTCAGCGTGTGGGCGATCAGCGCGCACTTTGCCGACTCGAACAGAGCAGCGTCGAGCTGGATAATGCATACCTCTGTGGTAAAGCCGAGCTGGCGAGCTTTCAGGATGATATTGCGGGTATGAATCCCCTCGAAGTATTCCCGCTGCTCAGGCGTCATCCTGAAGCGAGTCGGTTTACCTTCTTTGTCGGTGATCCAGTAAAGATTGTTCAGCCGCCAGTCTTTATCAGCTAGCAGCTTGAGATGCTCAGGCTTCATTACGCCCCCTGAGACAAGGAATCCATCAGATCAGATATTGAATTTACAACGTGCTCGGTTTTCACCTGCTCACGGAAGGCCTGCACGTCGATGTGCTTACCAATCAGCTCAAGGTTCTTCACCTTATCAGGCCACTTAATCTTCTTAAGCAGCGTTGTTGTGTTTCCCTCCGCTGCCATCTCGATGACATCCAGCCCGGAGAGCGTCGTCCTCCAGACCTTCGGCCATTGAGTTACTGGTTTTAGCTCTCCAGCCGAGGTCAGGATGTCGAGAACGTCCATCTGGTCTATCTCAACAAGACGATTCAGGACGTATGTCGCATTTATACCAACCAGATCATTGCGCTGCGCTTTGAGTTCAGCAATCCTTGACTGGATGTCAGGTTTTGACAGGTTTTCGGACGCAGTGCGGTTAGCTGTCTTTGCGCTGTACCCCGCCCGAATAGCCGCTTGTGTGGCGTTTAAATCGATGAGGTACTCGCGACAGAACATTTCTTGCTTGTCGGTGAGTGCCATGTGAATACATACCTATTATGATAATGATTAAGTCAATACCCACTGTTTTATATCTTGAATACAGAAACTATCTAAACTTCGCGCAAAACAAGTGCTATGAGAACTGCGGGTCCATGGTTCTTTTCCAATACGGGGATAACGATTTCTCTCAATATTGCCGTGAAAATAACTATCGCATTATCTATTGTTTGGGCTTTATGAAGGATTGTTTCGGCGCTACTCACCCACACGCTTGGATTAGGGTAGATCATAATGGTGAATCCATTTATTGCGATCCAACTCTACAGTTCACATCTTCAACGTGGAATTTCAAACGAACGCAGTTTCATTACTCGATTGTACGAGAGATGACGGCACAAGAAATCAAAGAATTTTTCCTTCTTAACTACCCAGATCGAGAGATAAACGATTACGGCATTCCATTGGGGTTATGCCAATTCCCAATACTATCCAGTGATGGGAAGGTGCTATGCGCAAAGGATGTTAAACAAGGAAATTTAAAATAATTACTAGCCGCACGCTGATCAGCTGGCAATATCGAGCCACCTCTTGAAGTGGCTCTGTAATGCCTTACTTCATGAAATTATTTCATCCGGCTTTACGCAGAAAACCTTTCACTTTATGTGCATTATGAAAATGCCAATTGCGGCTTATCTCTGGGAAACTGAAATGATCCATACCGTACACTTCATGACAGATGTGACCGTTGCTTCTGTATCCAGCCTTATGGATGTTTGCCTCAAAGCGATATCAAGCCCTAACCAACCAGCCTCTGAGATCAGGATTTACATCTCTAGTAAAGGTGGAGATACCGTTGCAGGTTTTACCGCATACAACTTTCTTAAGTCTCTTCCTGTAAAGGTGAAGACACATAACCTTAGTAACGTGGAATCTATAGCAAATGTTATTTTCATGGCTGGAGCTGAGCGATTTGCTAACCCTCTCTCACGATTTTTACTACATCCTTTACATTGGGGATTTGCCGCCCCACAAGCAGATCACCTCAGGCTTAGGGAATGGGCGGCATGTCTGGATGACGACTTGCAAAGATTTGTGAAGGTGATGAATATCGAGGCTCTCGCTGTAGCCCCAGATGAGCAAATTGACTGGGCTAATTTGATCACTTCTGCAACCATCATTGATCCGGGAAGGGCCACCGAGTTGGGTATAATCCAGAATGTCGAGGCTGCAACCATACCCACAGATTCGATCAGGTGGTGGGTTCTGTAACATTTTGAATCCTCCATAAGTGCGGGCTTATTGGCCCGCTTGTTTCTTTACAGCTTGCCTAATATCTGCCTTATCCCGGTTGCACTGCCCCAGCGCTGATAGCAGACTGACGTTTAAATCCAGGCTCTGGCCCCACGTCAGGTTGTCAGGGATTTCCGGTTGCGGGGTGTTAGCCGTCAGGCTGGCCGGTAACGGGACCACCGGAACTTTGACGTAAACCGCTCGCGAATTGCTGCAGCCGCTTAACTGCGCCAGCAGGCACAGGGCGATTAGTGCAATCATCATTCGCAACAGCAACCCGGATATCAGCCGAGGCTCCCGATGCGTCCAGTGCGATCTGCTCTTTTGCATGCTGATTGGCCTCGACGATAGTGTTGAAGATGGTCATGGTGCTCAGAACGTTGGATGTGATGGTCTGGGCTGCGTTTACCTGCTGCTCGGCGCCATCGGCTCGAGCTTTCTGCTCAGCAGCAGCATTGTGGTAATGCATTGCCAGCCACCCAAGGCAAACAACCAGGCAGATCACAATGGCGCTGATAATGGCGGTTAACCGGCTCATTTTTGACTCCAGAGACAAACTTCGCGCTCAATCTCGCGACGAGTTACCAGGCCTTTCCACTGTTTGCCCTTGGCATAGGTCCAGCGGCGCAGCTGATCACATGCACCTTTCTGGTCACCCTGGTTGATTTTGCGCAGCAGTGTGGAGGTCTGGAAGTTTCCAGCGCCGACGTTATACGCGAATGAGTAAAGCGCCCCGCGCATTGTCTCGGGGATCGGCCTCTGGATGTAAGGGTTAATCTGGCGGGCGACGGAGTTCAGGTCTTTACTGAGAAGCGCACGGCATTCTGCCTCGGTATACTTCTTGCCGAGCATGATGTCTTTGCCAGTGTGTCCATAACAGACAGTCCAGACACCTACCACGTCCTGATAGGGGTCGTACCGCACACCTTCAAGGCCATCGTTACCGGTTGGGCCAGTGATGAGCGCTGAAGCAATGGCTATGGCGCCACCGCCGACGGCAGCGATAACGCTATTCCTCAGTTTTGGTGTCATAGCCATTGAGCCGATCCTCGCGTTCTTTCCGCCGGTAGTACCAGTTCACCCCACAGGTGGTAATGGTGCAGGCGATACCGACAATAATTGCCCAGTCACTCAGGGTCATCCCCGCTATTTTGTCGGCCAAAATCCATACCTCTGCCTTAACTGCCCCGGCATACGCCTTTGCTGAGACACCGCAGCCCGTCAGTGCGGTCCCGGTGCCGTATGAAAGTCTGCTGTAAATGGTGCTCATTTTTGTCATAACCTCACCTCCGTAGATGACGGATGGCGCTGTGCGTAAAGGGGAAAAGAGGCCCAGACCCTGCGGGCTGATTTTTCAACAAAGCACGTCGGGGATGATTCCCGAGGGACTGGGCATGCTCAATAAAAAACCCGCTCAAGGCGGGAAGTAATACCAAGGGTAAAAGTGACGGCGCGATAGCCGTAATGGTCCCAAGGTAGAGGGATAGAGATGTGGTTGGCCGCTACGTGCTGCTTAGCTCAGCGCCCTACAGGAAGGTTCTTTTTGGCTGAGTACCCATTACTGATCCTGTTCTCACCACAACGGAAAGAGCACTGCGGCGGAATCGAACCGCATCTGCATAAGCCGCATTTCCCAGATATGCTACTTACAATGCCCTTGCCTGTTATGGGCTCCGTTTCGTGGAGCAACGGCCAGGTGATCAATCTGGCACCGGGAGAGACTTATTTTAGGCTCAATCGCCTTTGCTCAGTTCTGGCGGCCTGTTGCGTTGCGGCAACAACGCCCTGATGGATTGGATTATGAGCCCGTCATCAGGTCAGGCCATTACCTGGCGCACCATTCAGGACTCGAACCTGAAACCGATAGCTTAGAAGGCTATTGCTCTCTCCGGTTGAGCTAATGGCGCATATTGAATGCTGAAATCTGGTTCAGGGCTCTTGCGCGGCGGGGGTCGACGTGTCGTGCAGCACGTCTCTACCCAAGAGCCCTGACCGGATTGCAGGCATAAAAAAGCCCCGGCGGAATGCCGAGGCTAATTTTACAAACTGGTATGTGACTATCATCTTCATGCCGCCACTTAAAGTTAAGGCAGCATATCAAAGTAGACTCAAATATGACGCATTTAATCCAGTTTTGCAAGACTTGAGTCAAAATTTGTCGCCTTTTGTTGTGAACGTGATCGCGTTACCTGCAAAAGAGAATCGCTATCAAGGCGCCGCAAGGTGGTTTTCATCTCCTCCCACCGCTCTGTAAACGTTTCTGACCAGTTCTTCGGGGTCACTCCGACCATGGCGGCAAGCTTTTGGTATTCATACGTCTCCCGCCCTGCCAGCTCGGCTTTGACATCCTGCGCGGCCAGCCAGATAAGTTGACGAAGGCGATCGACTGTCTTTTTTGCAATGCGCACGCCGGCCAGCTTCTTGCTGAATTGCTCCCATGCCCACCGGGTGATCGTCTCCTGGTGCTCCCAGCGGATATTGTCGCTGTAGTTCCAGAGCAGCCACGCTTTCTGGTGGTCTTCAAGCGACAGCAGAGCCCGGCGCCAACTGGCCGTCGAATACTCAACGGGCAGAACGAGGGCGATTGATGAACCTTTCGCGCGGGACTGCTGCCCGGGAATTGGCGGGCTGGATGGGTTTACCATGCGGCCGGTTATCGGGTCGGCTACCTTCTTCCTTCCCCGGCTACGCGCCGTAGCGGTGAATTGCGCGTTCTCTGCAAAGGCCACCAGTTGCCCTTTCGTCGCACCGCTCAGATCGGCGGTGGCCACCATCAGCTGCTGGCGAACAAATTCCAAGTATTGAGCTGTCATGCTGTCTCTCCCAGGGTCTGATAGATGCGAACGAAATTTCTCAGTATGCGGTAGTCAACCAGTACGGTGCCGCGGTGCCGGCAGAGGCGAAGCTTTTGCCAGCGGTCGCGGATGCGTTCGATAACGTCACGGCTCATGCGGCCTCCTGATGGCGGGCGCGGCGCTTTTCCAGCGCGCGGGCTCTGCGGGTGAATATGGATTTGATTCGCTGCAGGTAGGGAATATCGAACCGGCGCGGCTCGTTATCAGCCTCAAGGCGCTCTACGCGATCCAGGCCAATGCGTTCAATCAGGTGAATGCGATATTCAACAGCGTTGCCGCTCAACTGCCGGTTGCAGCGGGTGCAGGCGGAGTGGACATTGAACACGTTGAATTTCAGGTGCGACGCCGCACCACGGGAACGGTAATGACTGGCGTCAATTGCGCTGCCGGTCAGGTAGTTGCTCTTACCAATAAGCGGGTTTCCGCAGCTCACGCAGGGCTTACCTTCATCACGAATGCGAATATACCGGTTAAAGGCTGACTGAGCCTCTTTATCCCATTGGGCCTTTGTCTTGAATGACTCTCGCTTGGCCCGGCGACGCTGGCGACCTTCCTTTTCGGATTCGCGCTGGCGCTTCACCGCCCTGGCCTTCGCCGCCTCCCGGGCTTTTGCTGTCTGTTTTTTGCCGATCGCGCTGGCGCATTCAAAACTGCATACCACCTGCCCCTCCCGGGCAGGATGGAACCATTCGCGGCAGTGGGCGCATTTACGACGTGCTGGTTTACGCATGTGTCCTCCTTGCTCTCAGGCGGAGCCACTTCTTATCAACCAGGCGGGCGGGGGAGGCTTTCCGGGGG